GAGAACAAAAAAACTTGCCAGTATAAAAAACCATACAAAAATCCCTATCTTAAATATTTTTTTCATTATGAATAACTCAAACTTGGCATGTCGTTAGCTGCGTGAATAAAATCACCTGTTCCTCCAGCCCACTCAATCCTGTTCGTAGTAGCAGTATTGGTCTGACGCCAAACCCTCCAATTAGTGTCTGTCAAAGCAGTTCCGGGCTCGGCCTCTGCAACGTACAAAAAACCACTATCCTGAACTTGGTACCTGGCCAAAGGAGTAGTGACTACCTTTTGCGCTCTGGCATCCAAACTATACCTGTCATTAGTCTTGTTATTTTTTCTTGTTAACTGGTCGGCCGCACTTAAAGCCATAATATCACTTCCCCGACATGAACGCCTCAAAAGCCTTAGTGTAAGGAATCAGTTTTTTCTCTTCATCTTTACGCTGGCTCTCAGCATCCTCATTAGCATCGAAATTGTCATCTTCAGAAGGAACCGCAAAAGGATCAATACTACCAAAAAAACCAGTTCTTGCAGGATCATCCCCCCATTCAACAGGATCACGTCCTTTAATACCTCTGAACTCGTTAATAGTTAAAGCACCCATATCTATTTCTTGCATTTGTTGATCATGCTCTATTTGCTCCTGGGCATGGTCACGTGGATAAAACCTGAGCTTGACAGGAGGCTTTTCATTCTGTAAAAGCTCAGTAATAATGAACTTGTTAGTTTTCTCAGTTAACAACTCTATATAAGGCCTGATAGCGTTTTTTACAGTGATTCTTTCCTGACCTGCTTGGTTTCCTTGGTTAACATTCTCATGGAAGCCTGCCTCGACAGGACTAACCCCGAAAACCCCAAAGACCAAATGAAAAAACCATTTCTGACCATCTAACCATTCCATGTCCCTGCTTGTTGGCATGAAACTCTCAAAATTAGCTGTAGTATTATGAAATAATAACTTGTGAGGACGGCCCTTAGCTTCCTTCTCCCAAGTGTATTTGAACTCTCTCAAACTATCCCTTGTCGTGCCTGGAAGACCAACTATACCATCAGGAATAGCGTTTTGTTTGAAAAACTCCTTATTCCATCTCGTACTTTGGATAAGGATTTCGAGAACCTGTTGTACACTCTGAACAGGACTGAACCCGTACAATTCGTAACTTCTCTGGTTCATCATGAAATAAACAATCTCGTCAACCTCGAACCTTGTAGGGTTCTGCTTAGGATTTTTAAAACTGTACTGGTAATAAGAACGTAATCTTTTAAAAATATCAATATCTTTTAAGAAACTCCCGCCATCAACAGCTCTGATCTCGTTCAATGTCCGGTTACCAAAATCTTTAAGAACAGGTCTGGTCTCCCTACCAACAACCTTACCAACACCATTCTTTATCTCCACTTCTTTTTCTTCATAACTGTCCTTACTGAACTCTTTAGCCACGACACCAGCGTCTATCTCTCCAATATCAGTAATGAGTTGGTTCCAAACATCTTGAATAGTCTCGTTATTACTGTTAACGTTAGCAAAAAAATCCTTAATAAACTCTTTTTCTTCCTTGTACTCGTTCTTGTCATCTTCGTCAACATTAACAATATCCCAATCAATAATCATTATCTCTTTCTTGATAGTGTTCAAAACCATCTGCACCCACGTACTCTTTGCAAAACTTCGCACTTCCAAAAGATTAATACGTCTCGGCTGGCCTATAACGGCACTAAAGAACCAATTAGGAAATACTGGAATACGCTCAAAATCCGTATTCATCATGCTGGTGTCAACAAACCCGAACAATTGTTTACTAACAAAATTGTTTTTAAAATCAGTTATTTTCTGCAGGAATCCCATAACAATAAAAAAAATGAATAAATTAGTATTTAAACCTACTTATTCCGCCAAGGGTTTTTAACAACGTTTTCCTCAAACAGCTTTGTTTGGGCCACCTCAGGAACAACTTTTTCACTCATCTTAGAATGTGTTGCAATGAATTGTCTTAACTGATGATACTTTTGAACATTATTCTGTTCCTCTGTTAAAGCCTCATCATAATTGTAAGTTTTCTCAACTTTTTCATAACATTCTTGCTCGACTTGTTCAACAACACTTTTGAAAATGCTTTCCTGAACTTGTCTTGCCCAGTTAGCATGTTTTTGAAACTTGGCCATCATTTCCTTGTTGTTCTTAACGGCTTGGTTCATCCTGGTAATGTTCTCTTCCATTTGGTTAATTTGTTGTTCGGCATTAACAATTTCTTTTTGCAACTGGGTAATGTTAAACAAGACATCCATACTGCTTAGTTTCTGTGTTGGAATATTAGTCACTACTTCAACATTTTCCCCTCGTCGCACAAGTTTTCTTTCTGGTTTAATATCTTTTTTCTGCATTTTGAACCTCCACATCAATAGGTTTGAATTTTTCTATTGTTTCTATTATTCTTTTTTCGATAACCGCACTCATACTTGCTATCATCTTATTTCCTGTTTCTGGATTGATTACCTCATGAATTTCGAAGTATTTATCCCCGTTCTCGTCTTTCTTGTAAGTTTCCCAAACAATCACTCCAACACCATTATTCATACTTACTTTAAGACTTGCCAAATGTTCTTCAGGAGGACTCGTTACCCACTCGTAACTGTTCTCACTATACATTATCTTATTATGTTTGGCCATAGTTAGCTTTTGGATTTCTCTAACCCTGTTCTTCAATCTTACATGAACACTTTTACGTAGCTCAAGACTTGCCACATCTATTGTTTTCATTTTTACTTTTTTTATTTTTGTTTTTACACTTTTGTCTTCTTCCATGTTTTTCTCCTCCCTCTAAGGTTTTGCCCTGTACTTTTTTATAGCATTAGTGCTTGTTGTGTTGCTCCTATCAAAAAAGTATTGTAACTCGTACTCTTTCATGCTTATAAGCTGGTTTAGAGCTCGCCCAACACTTCTTCTTGTTAGTCGTTTGTTCAATAATTGTTTTACCTCTTTTATACTTAAAAACAACCCTTTGTTTTCGTCAAGTATTCTCATAACATCTTCTTGGCTCAACGTAGTCTCCTCCCGCAATTACTGCAAAAGTTGTCGAATGATTTTTCGTGGTACTCACAATAACTGCATTTTTTTTGTCTCCAGAAATGCTCGAACACTTTATTTCACCTTGAACTCGAACAATCCCTGATAATCTTTTATCTTAAAGGGTTTTTTGTTTAAACTCATGTACAATGCTATTATCCATTTAATGCTTTTCGGAACATAGTTCGGTATGTTCTCGTAATGGTGATTGTACTGGTTTACTGGTATTTCATAGCTTTGAATACTTCTTTTTATAAGTTCATCTCTGAAATCTTCAAACTTCATTCTTTCACCTCCATAGCTTTATACTTGTATAAACAATTAGGTGTGACGTTAAACTTTTTGTTGTTAAGATTGTTTTCGTCCAGTTCATTGCACATTTTGGGTTTCTTTTTTGTGCCGTGAACACTACACAACCCTTTTTCGTTAAGCTGTGCACAAACCCTATTAATAACTAAGTTTTCTCCTTCAAGAGTAATGTCTTTGATTCTTACAAGCATGTCGTTTCTTCGGACAATTGCGCCATGCCACTTGAAATAATTCTTCTCATCTTTAGTCTTTGGTTTGTCAAAATCGCATTTCAAGTACTTGTTCGTGGTTTTTAACACGTCAGGATTGAAATACTTACCAACATGTATTCTGTAAACCTTACAGCATTCGCTGTTGCACCTGTGCAACCATTCTGTGCAGTCTTTACACTTTTTAGCTTCTTTAATAAGTTCTTTCATTTTGTCACCTTTTCATGATCTGCAGGCCTGACCATGGTGTTAACTTGGTCGAACAAGGCCGCGTACCTAACATCCCACACGCTTGTCTTATTATAAAACAAGTGTACGTGAGGGTGTTCTGGATAATTTTTTATCATAAGCTCTGCCATTTCGAACATCCAAACATTCAAGAACTCTCTGATAAACGTGTCTTTATGAGCCATTGTCATAACAAGATTCTTCATAGTTCTTAGCTTGTCGCCCGTAACACCTTTTTTGCTGCTTTTAAGCATGTCTTCCTTGCTTCCTTTGCTGTGTTCACTATTCCAATCCACGTGCCTTAGGAAGTATACGTGTATTTTGTCGATAGCTGATTCTGTGGCTTCATCAAAGATTTTAAGGTTCAAATTGTGTTTTCCGCTTGGAGCTTTTTTTAACAAGTATTTTCCCAGTATTTTTTGGGCAAGCCAAAGCAAAGGAGTGAAAAACTTGTACTTGAATCCTTCATGGAATGTTTTGTGTTGTTTGTAAGCTTCATCATAGTTTTTGTTATCATAAATGTTCCACGGAATTTTTGTCTTATCCCCTTTAAGTTCTTTGCTTATCCCAGTGTTCCGAGTAAGATGGTTCCAGAGTTGTTTAATGTTCAATTGTTCGCCTCCAAAATATCAGCAATCCTTTTAAGCTGGTGTGCTATTTCCAGTCCTACGTTGTCTTCGCTCGTGTACCTGACAACGTTGTCATCGTCCTGGTAGTTTTCCACATGTATATACATAAAATCACTCATTTTTTTCACCCCATGAAAGCACCAAACTCGAACCTTTCAAGCTCTGCCCGTTCAAACCCGTACGCCAACGCAATAGGAATATCCCCATGCACGCCAACCTCGACAAGTTTACCGTCCTGCCTGGCATAAGTACAACACTCGTCCAGGATTTGATGAGCTATCTTTTTATCATTCTCTGTCTTGTAAGGAATCCTAAGCGTCATTCCCTCGTTGGTTCTTACGCTTTCATAATTGTTTTCAAACCTGGTTGCAAGACGGTTAATCATGTTAATCTTGCTCACAGTATGTCTTTTCCCTTCAAAATCAGGATCCAGTTGTTTCTTAGCGGCTGTGTCACTGGATCCTGTCCAGAAAAGAGTAAAAGGGAACTTGTAACTTTTAAGCTCTGTGCTCATACTTCGAATACTGTTCTCTTCAAGCGCGCAATCGGTGAAGTCCTCCACACCCTGCAGGTACTCTAAGTAGTCGAATTGTTCGCTTATACTCATTCCTTTCTTGGTAATGCAAACAAACACGTCCCAGCAAAGTTCAACCTGTCCCACACCCACAAAAGCACTTTTGTCAGCTGTTACCCGGTCACTAAACGCGAAATCCACCCCGAGAAACTTTTGGTTGTACTTAACCCTGTCCTGAAAACTCAAGTCTTCATCAAAACAAGATTTCACCCATTCTCTTTTAATAATACTTTTAGTGTCGTCTATTGGGTTGTTCTGGTACTCTTGTTCGAAAGCAAGACTTCCCATAGATTTCTTTTTAGCCATAAGTCTTTCCTTATTCCAAAGATTAGGCATGAGGATACTTCCATCATCACCTATAGCTCTTCTTATAACCCCGTTGTACTCCCGAATCTTTTTAACAAGCAAGCTGTCATGGTGAAGTATGGTGCCTATCATCTTAATCCTTCCTTTTACCGGGTCAAGCGCAGGGATTATTACTCTGTTAAGCTTGTTAGTATCCTTATCCCGTAACAAAGGGTTT